AAGATCAGCAATAAGAGGAAATGCCTGAGGAAATGCCTGTAGTGTTTGCTGTAAGAATTCTAGGGCTATTTCCTTTTGTACCGCAAAAGATGCGCCAGTATCAATCTCAACATCAAAATCGCCTTTTTGTATACGGTTAAGTATCTTATTGTCTTTGCGTTCGTTAAGAAGAATTGATTCATTTTTACCATTTTTACGAGATACTGACATATGCCTTTCATCATCACCTACAATATAAGGTAATACATCATTAACAATTCTACCGCCCTGCGCCATGGCTTGATTAAGATTATCGAAAAATACATAAGAAGCCATTGAACCTTCTAATTTACGCTCACGTCTAGCCCTGCCCGAGATATCAGCTTGTGGTTGCTCATTTTCTGAGAATCCGATAACTTCTCTCATATCTTGTGTAGCTGATTGGGATGTCATGAATAATCCTTGACTGACATCCCAAGCGGGCATCTTCATTGGCATAGCGCCAGTTTTAGGGTCGGGTCTTGCCATCAAGATACCATTCTGTGTTTCAGGATTACGCCATTGTTGCTCATATCCGATAATATTATCCGGTGTTCCTATCCATTGTTCACGTCGTCGATTCTTTAGCTCTGCAGCCGTCTCCGATCTAGCATAATTAAGCAGCTTTTGAGAATCTCTAGCATCATGGACAAATGATTTAGTGTATTGCCTACCTTCAATGTAATAACTATCCCCGTCAACATATATGATCGGCAACTGTTTAGACGGCCATTCAGAGAAATCCACTATCTTATCTCTAATCATGCGATATTGCATGATTTTATAATCTTGTGTTTGTCTTTTTCCGACTATTTTAGGTATTTCTTTAGTTATTATTTCACCGCTAACACTATCTTTTACGAATTCTTTTAAGTCTTCGAAATGTTTTTCGCGCTCTTTCCATTCCTCTTCAGTAACTGTAGTACCATCTGATAATTTATATATTATTAATGGATACCATTCTTTTACGAATTCATCACATAAACATATCGTGTCTTTAATTGTCCATTGCAAATCCAAAAGCATATAAGGATCAATAAAAGAAACCGGATTTTCAATATAAGGATAAGTAGCAAAGAATTGATCTCGAGTTAAGAAATAACGCCTAGATGCATAATTTCCATCGCCTTTATGTGGCATAAGAGCAACCGGATCCCACGCACATAAAGTAGGGTCAGTTATCAAATCATACTTAATAATACGATTAAAGCTTCTAGGACTTTCATAATCCAAAGAAACCTGAAATGCTCCAAATCCCATTAAGAGAGCGCTTTTAAAAGCAGTCTGATAAATTAAATCATTTTGAGAATGATAACTTATGGCTCTTATTAAATCTGCGCGTAGATTAAGCTCTTCTTGATCAGCTTTACCGTTTAATGACCTAACAATCAAATCAGGTTTATTCTTGCGCTGCTCTCCAATATTCTTTTTTACTGGATCATACAATTTATTAACAGTTAATGCTGGCTTAAATAATCTAGTAAATTCAGAGCGCTCTACTGCTGTCCATTGGTCTCTCAATGTAAAATTTATATCATCTTTACCGCGAGTAATGTTTTCATTAAAATAGCTAGTCCATACATTGAGATTGGTTTTTGCACGACTTAACACTTCCTCTTCGTTAATTCCCGCTTCATCAAGCATAGAGATGCGTCTTTCTTCCATTTCATTGCGATCTTCTACGGGAACTTTTTCATTAACATCGTCTTCTTTGCGTTGCATTAAAATGCCTTACTAAATTATTAATTAACAGCCCATTCAACGATTTGCCAGTCATCTGCTAAAAAATCAAAAAATATAGGCTCCCAATTACCAGCTTTAATTGAGGGCTCTTTTTGTATTTCCCAAGGATTACTAATATCTGGTAATAAAATAAGATATTTTTTATGAAACCACATTCTACGAGCTACTAATTTACCTTGCTTTAATTCAACCAACGCTTCACTAAAAATCATATTATTCTCCTCAAAACCATGCCATAACTGGATTATACATATCAATTATAGCACGAGGAGCTTTCTCGGATAAGATACGATCAGCTGCAAATTCCATAAAAACATATTGTTCAGCATCAGCAGAATGCGATGACATATTTTTATGCGGGACTTCTCTATATCTTTCTTCTCCAGAAACGCTTAGCCTTTTAAAACAATAATCTTTGACTTTACCACGCCTTAAAATTGGACAGCCTTCTCTTGACAATTGATAAGCAGGCTTACCATCTATATTGGTATTAAGATAGTAACGCACCGCCCCAATTCGCGACTCCAGATCATTAGTTCGTGCTGGTCTAGTCTCTATACCTAATGAATTCAATTCACCAATACAACTTAATTCTTCCATTATTGTATCACCTGCCATGCCAGAAGGGTCAGCTACGGAAATACCAATCTTATTATAAGGGAAATCCCTTTGTAGGCTAGGTAAAACTATATTTTTTGCAAAAGTACGAATACCCATATCTTCGGCAGTATATTCCTTGAGAACTCTTATTTGTCCACGTGGAGTGATTTGTATAACTACACATGCAGGAGTTAAGCCAAAATCCCAGCCTAAATGTAAGGGCTCGCCTTGTATTGCTGCAATACTGGCAACACTATGAAGATCATCATTATATTCGGGATAGACCTTTTTACCAAAACCAACACTTCCATATTCCCCAAGACAATATACTTTAACGAAGTCTTCAGTCTGACCTTCAGCTAACTTCATATAATAATCATGAGCAAGATTAGGTGAATTATCACAATTAGGATTTTGATACCAATTATTATCAGAATCTCTCAAAAGCCCCGGAGGCTGGCGAAAAATCCTATAACTATCCAACGCTTTAACTTCAAAATCTTTATAGATCCAATGATCTACATCTGGTGGATTGGTGTCTGCTATAATACCAGACCAATATGGCTTATCACAAAAAGCCCTAGAAGGATAGCGATGATTAACGCGCCCTTTGAAATGTGCGAGCGCACCCTGCGGAACCTCGGATAATTCATTAATATAAGCCCCCGTAACTTCTAATGATTTTATTTTGCGCAAATCCTCTTCGCGATCTAACGCAATGAATATTAATTCTAATTCTACAACGCCATTACCATCATTAAATGTGTGCTCGTATGTTAATAAAGGTTTCTGACGCTTCTTAATATCACCCAAGTCTGCAAACCATGTAAGCCACGTCTGTAATGTCGTAGAATATAATTCTCCTGATGTATTCCTAACTATTGCCCATCTTGCTTTACGCCTTCCATTTGACCAATAGGGCATAGAACAAGCATGCTGCACAATAAAGTTAATACACATTGTGCTCTTACCGCTTCCATACGCACCCATTACAAGATTAACAAAATGATCAGATTTATGAAACTCAATCCCAGTAGGCGTAGGAATATAAATCTTAGGATTGGGAACAGAATATATAACAGTTTCGCTTCCTCTGAAACTGATATGTTGGTGTTGCTGCATCGTACGCTTTTGAATTAAAGCATTTAATCGATTAGTACAATTAGCAACTGATCGCATTATTTTCTTTCACATTCATAAAGATTTGGTGCTTTCACAAACTTTTGAGTGTATCTGATATCGTTAGCAATACCATTCTTCAATTCAAGAGCTTGGGCTTCTTGTTTTTGTTCACTTTCTTTGTTATTAATCATTTCCTTAATCCTCTTAGAGTTTTAGCTAGATTAGCTTGTTTAGCTAATTTAGGATTTGATGATTTAGCTGCCTTATCTAATTTCTTCTCAGGAATCTTCTCACCTTTCTTAATACGTAACTCTTTACGCAATTTACCTTTATTTTCAGGCTTAATAGCCTCTTGAATCCATTTTTTACCTTCAGCCATATCATGATCCTATTTCTTCTTGTGATGTTCTTTTTTCTTTTCTTTCTTCTCAGGTTTTTCTTTCTTCATTTTTGAATCTCCTTTGGTTGATTTTCGCTTAATAGAATAGGCAGCTGCTACAGCTTGATTTTGTGGATGACCAGCCTTTATCATTTCTGATACATTTTCGTTAAATGCTTCTTTTGATTTAGATTTAATTAATGGCATTGTAAAATCCTAATAAGCCCTATTAGCCCTAACATCTTCTTTAACCTTAACCAAATCTTCTTTGCTAATATCTACGCTCTGACCTTGTTCTTCAAGCTCAGTAATTCTTCTTTCGATCTCAATAAGAGCAGCACTTGAACTATAGTACTTCTGCCATCTCCTCTCGAGCATCCAAGCATTTGCCTGCCGTTTATCTGCTTTGTTTTCAATTTCATTGATATGTCTTTTCAGAACATTAAACTCTATATTCTTAACATCAACTGCAAATCTAGCATAATTAGTATCAAGATTGTCAGCCAATTCCTTCCTACCCCGAGCCAACCATTCAAATAAAGTTCTAGCTGCTACGCCATTTTTCTCTGCAACAATCGCGTAAGGTATACTAGTCTTCATATCCTCCAATATTGCATTGATTCTCTCTTTAACAAATTTGGTTTCTTGCATCTCAATAATTCCAATTATTAATCATTAATTAATATTATACACATTTTTATAGGCTGAGGCATATATCTTTTTTAAAGTCAATATATCTTTCTCATTAATTGAATCTTTTAGAAAGAAAACAAATATCTTCTATGATTCTACCTATTGCCTGTATATCTTTATCGTTGATTTTCTTCAGCTTATCTGCGGTGTCCTTGCAATCATCAGCAACTTTTGCTTTGAAATCCCCACTATGAGCTTCGCCAACAATTCTAGCCACTAAAGCAATAGCCAAACCACCTGCTGGACTACCGAATAATGTACCAATAGCTGGTGCATATTCACTTACTTTCTTTGCAATATCATCTATTCCCATGAGAGTCTCCTTTTATATCTCGCAATTAGGTGAAATATTAGCATGTCTCATCATCATAGCATTCTTTTGAGCGCGCCACTTAACTTGTCTTGCATAATCTGAACTTAAAATCTCATTAGCTGCAGCTTCATAATCTTTATTATTTAATGCCTCTAACATTTTAGTAAATTTAGACAATCTCTCTATTCCCAAATTAAAACACATATCAACTAGCACATATTGTCTAACAGCATCTAGATCATTCCAAAAGCCCATCTTACTACATGATTTTATAGCATCATCATAATCATCATCAAACATTAAATCTGCCACTCTTACTGTAATTTTATTATTATCTAAATTATGCCCATATCCTATAGTATATTTTCCT